GTTTTGATTAGGAGCTTCAGCTCTTTGAAGAACTCCTTTAACAAGTGTTCTCCCATCGGCATCTTCGTTTATCTTACCTTCGAATAATCTAGTTTCTATTAATAATTGTCCCATTATGCTCCCCAATTTTTTCTTTTCTTAAATAAATCAAAAAAGATTGCCGAAACCTCTTGTCTAATAAGTTTACGAATTTTATCTTCATCCTTATCAGATAACTCCTCATTAATTCCAAATTTGATATTAATGATTTCTTGGTCGATAATCTCTAATAATCTAGCTCTTTTCATTATACACCTATCTTTGCATATGTTAACATATCATTGATAGCCTTTAAAGCCCTTCTTTTTGCTTTAAGAAAATCACCAGCATATCTACTAGCCATTCCACCTTTTTGTAATCCTGAAACGATTGCCATAGTTTTTACTATGTTTTGAACTTCTTTGGATTTTTTCATTTTTGGTGGTCTTGGTGCCTCGTTAACATCTACATCTGCTGTCTTAGTTTGGACATCAGTTACATCGGTTGTATAATTTCCATCTTTATCATATGCTTCTGATTTCTCTCCTCTACCTTTCCAAGTTTTTTCAATCTTGTTAAAGAATGCCTTCTTTTCTTCATCAGACATTTGTGGAATAGATTTACCAGCTTTTTCTAAAGCTTTCTTAAAAAACGCTTGATATTCTGATTCTTCTCTTAAAACATCAGCTATGATTTCTTTTAATCTTGATTTTGTTATTTTCATTGGTCTAACTCCTTTATACTATTTGCAATGTTGATTAACCTTTCCTTTACATTATAAATATGACGATGTGTTCTCTTCCAATAATTATTCTTATCGAGTTCATTCATCGTTTTTATTTTATTGTACCAGTTAAAAAATTTTTCAACTTCTGCTAATTGGTATTTTAGTTCTTTAAGACCAACTGCCAATTTTTGATTAGGAGAACGAGTTTCATCATTCTTTAACTCTAACCACCTATTGACTGGTCTTTTAATCTTTTTTCCCTCTCCTACAACACTATATCCTAATTGTGTTGCAATTTTCTTTCTTCTATCTTTTTTTCCCTTACCTGAAAAAGCATATGGTGTTTGATATCCATCTACATTTGCAGTTGTTGTTTGCTCTTCTAATTCTTCTTCAACTTCCTTAATTAGCTCGTCAATAAATTTTTTATATTTATTTTCTAACATGCTTCAATTCTTTCATTAATTCATATCCTAACATTAAGGCTGAAACTTGGGAATCAGTTACTTTTTTTCTAACTTTTTGTTTCCTTAAAACATTAATAGTTTCCTTCAACTTGATTTTTGTTACTTTATCTTGAGTTTTAGTATATTGTTCATGTAGAGAGGTAACTATACCTTTTAATTTATTATTATAATAATCTTTAAACTTAGAAGTATTATTAATATTGTTGATATATTCTTTTAACAATCCTTTTTGACTTGCATTAAGTGTTGTATATTTTTTGTTAAATGTTTCAACAAGAATTTTATAAGATAGTAATCTTACATCTTTTTCTTGTTTTTGATATTGTTGTATTGCTCTATCTTCAACTAATTTATTTTTGTTTTTAATAGAATCATTAATAATATGTTCTACTAATGTAAATCTAGCATTTAAATTATCTTTGATATCAAAATTTTCAACATTTTTTGATTCAAATATCTTGTAGATAGACGCGTAAGTTTTGTAGCTTGTAAGGGGTGAGTTTAAAAATTCGTTGATATCAAAAGATTCTTGTATCTTTTTAATAAGGTTATATTTTTCTTTTAAAATTTGATTAGATTTAATTTTAGAATGAGCTTCTAAGACTACATCTATAAATTTTTCTGCACGAGATTCTGTATTATACTTTTCTTTGAGTAATAAATCGTATAATTTTTTTTCTTTAGAAAGTTCAGTACCTGCTTTAAAGAACTCTTTTATTATACCCTTTGCTACTTCATCTGTACCATTGAGTATCTCAACTGTTATTTGTCTAACCAGTAGTTCGAACAATATACCAGTGTTCTTAAATTTGCTATGTTTTATTTTTTTCATTTTTTACCCTACAATTTGATATACATACTAAAACTCTTATATAAATATAAAAATATTGAGTTAACCTTAAATTTCTCTGTCAGATAGAAGATTTTCTTCATTCAACATATCGTTTTCTTTCAAAACTTTTCGTTTTGATGAAACACCATTGACAATCTCTTTTGCCTTTTGTTGAGAAACCTTAATACTGTTTGTAGTATTTTCTCTGGTCTGTCTCTTTCGAGGTTTAGTACGGTCGTTATCACCTAATGGGTCTCTTCCATAAGGATGTTTATCCTTTTTGTAAGTTCCTCCTTCTCTAGGTCTACCACCCTTGTCTTTAATTTCTTGTTTAATTTTTTCTAATGATTCTTCTACATCTTCAACATCATCTTCTTGTGCAGGGTCATTACCCTCATCTTCAATAGAACGATGTCTAAATCTATCTTTTAAATCATCAATTATTTTACCCCTTTGAGTTTCAGCTTCTTGATTGGACATTTTAAATATATTTTCATATAACCAATCTTTAGATAACATATTTAAATCTTTAATATCTGTTGCCAATCTAATCTTCTCACTCCACAAGTTTACTTTTTCTTGTTCATATATTGTGGATGGGTTTACTAATTGTAATTCAAAGTTTGTCATCTCTGAATCTTGGATACCTTGTGAATATAAATGAACAATTGCAATCTTACTTAATTCAGATACAACTATTCTTTGGATTCTTTCGATTGTTCTTGCAAATCTAACATCTTCTGCTGCTAAAGTTGCTTTACCATTAACATTCTCATCATATCCTAAATAAGCTTTTGGAATTTTAAGTGCTGCAAATAATTTATTTTTTAAGTAATCAATATCATCAATAGATGAATATTCTAATCCACTTAAATTATCTATTTGTGTTCCACTATCTCCACCCCTAACTGGTAAGTAAAAATCTTCAGTTAGATTTTGCATATTGTATTTTAAGTTATACTCTCCTGTATTTCTATCTAGGAAAGGAACTTTTTTCATTTTATTGATAATCCTTTGCATATAGTTATCCACTTCGTTTGGTGGAATATTACCTATATCAATTTTAAACACTCTCTTCTCAGGTGCTCTCATTATTCTATGGATTAACATTGCATCTTCCATAAGAGATAATTGTTTCCATAATCTTCTACCATTTTCAACCATTGATTTACCATATGGTAACCAGTTTGTATCTGCTAGTAATCTAAAGTGAGCAATTTCCCAATTTTCATAATCAACTTTTCCATTGATATCATCTTCTATATGAAACTTTACATAGTTTGGATTATCTGGGTCTGTTCTTTCTAATCTTTCTGTATTGTAAACTGAATAAGGTGTTACATTTACAATACCTTTACCTTCTGCCATTTCTAATCCTAAAAAGAAATCTCCATACTTACACATATTTCTTACCCATGGCCATAGATTAAATTCTATGTTCATAATATCATAAAATAAGTTATTAAGTATTTCTTGTATATTTTCGTTTGAAGAACGAACTGTTAGTATATTTCCAAATTCGTTTTTAAGTGTAGATTCATCTGCAAATATATCAAGAGCAGATGCCATTATTGGGTCATTATCCATTGCATCGTAATCTCTGAATATTTCTCTACGAACTTGTTGGTAGGCCATTGATTGAGCCCCACCCGCCATTTCATATTGTGTTTTTTGTAATTTGGTATATCTATCTCTTAAAGATGAAAGATTTGTTCTCTGTCTATCATCGGTATCCGCAACTTTTCGTTTACCATCTTTATCGACACGAACAATCGCCTGTGTTGAAAACAGTCGAGTTAATCTACCAAAAAATGAAGTATCTGCCATTTTATTCTAATTTTAAATTATAACTTTTATTTTACCAAGCTCTACAAGACCAATATCTTGCTTTGTGTCTAGGACCAGGATTATCACAATTGTGTCTTGCTCTAAAAGCTTTTCTTCTTGCCGGGTCTGATTTTTTGATTCTCATGGTTTTTTCACCACCTTTACCCTTGTGTCCAAAGTTTACCTTTACAACATTTCCTTGAGGATTTTTTACATATACTTTGAATTTTTTTACATCACCTCTCATTGGTTTACCCAACTTAACTTCTCTGCCTTGATATTCTGCTTCGTTAACATCAGGTTTGTAATTTTTTAAAAATTCAGTTATTTCTTCTAAATCTTGTCTGTTTTCACAATCGTACTCTTGTATATCATCAGATGTTTCTCTGATAGTGTTTACAAAATTCGAATAAAGTGCTTTTGTTATATCTTCCATAAATTGACTCCTTACTTTATAAATATTAAGTTTTTATTTATTAACCAATTAACCATGTCAAATCTTCCTCGTTATCTCCTATCTTTTGCTTCCACGGGTTGTTTTCCAAACCATCTGGTAAAGAATTACCCCCATAAACTGCACCATGTGTTGCAGTTCCTATACCACCTAAAGCTTTTTTAGTTAAATCGATACCTTCTTGTCTTAATCTTAACGCAGTATCCCTAACCCATAATCCTATTGAGAAACTCATAACTAAATCATCGTTATATCCTCTCATAGCCTCTGCTCTATTACCATTCCATATAAATGTAAATAATTCATCAATTAATCTAGTAGAACGAATCGTTACTGATTTATCTCTGAAGTAATCATCTAATTTAGAAATAATAAGTGGTCTTGTTTTAGATGTTGTACTAAATCCCGCAACCATTCCTCGTTCTTCTGCACGATATTTGTTTGTCATCTGATTTTCTACATCTACATATTTTAAATCCTTACTCATATAGAATAAGTTTTGATATCCTCTATCAATAATTTGTTGGATTACTGCCCAACCAATGTTTGCATTTTCAACTACAAGTAAGGCATTGTTATATTCAGTTGATAGTGCAACTAAAAAGTTTCCAAATTCTTTTGTATCTAATTTACCTTTATACTCTGCTACTTGTGAAGCTGCTTCAATATCAATAACATGACATGCCGAGTAATCGGTTGAATCTCCTCTAGCAACATCGGCAACAACCATATAACCTTTACTATAATTTGGATATTCCCACTTCCATAAGTTACTATCAAACCCTGTCTTTTCTAATGGTTCTTGACAAAATGATTCTTTATAGAATTGTAAAAGTTGTGGTTCAATTACAGTATCACCTGAAGAAACGAAATCACAATCACATTCTTGTGCTGCTCCTTTTGGTCCTAATAGTACTTCTTGTTTATCTCTCCATTCTTGGTCTCTTTCTGGATGTACACTCCAATGTAATCTAATTGGATTAAATCCATTAACCTCTTCTTCTGCTTCTACCCATGTTTTGTGGAAAAAGTTTCCAACACCATTTGGAGTAGAAAGAATAATTGCATTACCACCAGTCGATAAAGTAGATTGAGCAGATATCCATATATCTTCAATATTATCTATAAATGCTGCCTCATCAAATACTAATAAGGATAATGCTTCAGAACGACCGGCATCTCCACTAGATGATGTTGCCTTAATCTGAGAACCATTTGAATATCGTAAAGATAATTTGTTATCTTCTACTGTTGTTTGTTTTAACCAACTTGGTAAATAATCATTCATTACTCTAACCTTTGTTACAAGGTTTTTAGCAACCTCTTGTTTAGTTGCTATTACTAATGCATTGAAATCTTGGTTAAATAACATTTTCCATAATGCAAAACCAGCTGTTAAAGTGGATATACCTGTTTGACGAGATTTTAAAATTACATTATATCTATTTGCATCAAACTCAGTAAGAGTTTTTTCTTGAAATGGAAATAAATGAAATGGAATTTTACCGCGGACAGGATGTTGAATCATACAATACTTCTTCATGAAGTGTATTGGGTCATGAGCACATTTCTGATACTCTAATTTGATTATATCCTTTAACGATTGTTTAGCCATTAACTATTTTTTCTTCTTGAATGAAAGTTTCCAATAAATAGAACCTCCAAGATAAGGGGATACATTGTTGTTTACATTTAATACACCTAAATCTAAACCAAATACTTTATCTTTCTTGTCTTTGTATAAAATACCAAACTTTGCACTACTTACAAAATCAGTTTTATTAAAACCAAGACCAAGTCCATAATATAATTGTCTTTTAGGTAACTCTTTTACAATCTTTGTATCATAAATTGTTGGAATTTTGAAATTCCATTTTATATCTCTACTTACTATTTGGTTTTGAGATATAGTATCGGTAAGAATACCAAATCCTAATGTTGGATTGGGTTTAGTTCCTAGTGAATCTATTGTAAATGTAGGGTCAAACTCATAAGTAAGGTCTAAAGTATCCTTTACTATGTATTTTGAATAATAATCCTCTACTATTTGTAAAGAATCTACATCAGCCGGTACTTCTACTGTAACTGTTTCTACTTTTGTAATATATTTTGGTATATATTTTTTTACTTCTACTATTTTATCTACGAAAACAGTATCTACTGTTTGTTTAAGTAATTCAAAATCTTCACCATCAACATTTATTATTTCTTTTTCTGGTTCGGTGTTTCCACCACATGAACGCATTAGTAATATAACAATTACTAATCCTATTATTAGTATTTCCTTGAAATACTTTGATAATATATTAAAGATAGCTATCATAGTTTTTTTCTTTTAATTTTTTAAAGTGTTCTTCTCTCGCTTCTCTTATCTCTTGTATTTCATCTTTACTTCTCTTAATAAATCCTCTCATTTCTTCTTTCATCTCCTCTACAGGTCTTGGAAGTACATATGAGTTAACAATTTTTCCTTTTTCATCGATTTCATCGTATTGTTGTTTTAATTCATCAATATCTCCTTCGATTCTATCAATTACCATCTCACCTTCCTTTATTCTTTTAGTATAGATTTGATATGCAACGAATGATTCAAGTAAGTTATGTTCTTTTAAATCTAATTCGAATTGTGTCATACAATCTATACAATAACCAAAATCTTTTATTGATTTTTTATTAGTTGGCCCAAATTTTCCTACATGAGTACACTTTGAGTTGTTACATTCTTCAAGTTTAGATAAATATTGTCTTATTTCTTGGAATGTTTCTGAGTTTTTACCCGTTTTAAGTGTATATCCATCTTTTTTCTCATATTTGTAATGGTCATCTTCCCATTTATCTCCTACATTATGAGTTTCTTTCTCTTTAGTCCAACCAACTGATGTATTTTTGTTATAATCACCTGTCTGAACCATATCTACCAACTTTCTACGAGTTGGATGCATAAACTTTTTCTTAAATTCTTTACCCATTGTTACATATTAGGTTATGTTATTATATATAAATATATAAAAATAGAGAAACCGAAATTTTAGAAGAAAATTCCGAGTATTTGATTAACTGAAGCAAATGTTCCAGTCAATTTGAAGGTTTTTCCTTTATAATCGAATACAATACCCTCATTTGGAACTATCTTTTTAGTTCCTCCAATAGAATTCAACCTTCCTAACTCTAATTTTAGTTTTTCTATCTTTTTAGGGTCACCTGATTTCTTAACATCTTTAATTGTCTTATCAATTCGTTTCTTTATATCACGAATTGCCTTATCAGGATTTACAGTTAGTGCAGATGAAGTAAATTCTAACACTTCAGCTCCCAATCCTAAGAATATTTGTTCAAATTTCATTAAATTTTGTTTACTAATCTTCTTATGGTCATCTTTATCTGTTTTTTTAGCCCATTCTAAAGTTTTTTCATCAATAATATTCTTTTTATCTAATCTAAACTTCTTATCCATGAACGCCCATCTCTTAACTAACCCCATTTTGGTTTTATTATCTAGTGACGATGGTGAGTTTTTATCAACCCATTGTTCCCACCACGCTTGGTGATAGTTTGCAACACCATCAGTATCCTTTAATTTAAATTCTTTTTGTAGTTTAGAGATTTGTGTTGAGTATTTACCTCTTTTTTTAGATAAATCTTGTGATTTTGGTAATTTTACAACAGGTGGTCCTTGAATTGTGTAATTATCTTGTACATTTTTCTCTACTTGTTTAATCATACCTGCCAATATTCTTGCAGATTCTTTATTTTCACCTATTGCATTTCCATCATCATCATATTCCATAGTACCATGAAACACAAGTAATGCTTGTCCATATGCAATTACATTTACTGATGTTGGATATATTACTTCAAGATTCATAAAACACGAACCTTCTTTAAAAATCTTATCTCTTTGTTTATCTGATAGAGATGAGATTGCCTTAGATAAATCCTTCATCGCGAAATTATAAGCATCACTTAATCCACCTCTTCCTTGAAACTTATCCGATACTCCTTTTATATCTAAAGCGTTCTCACCTTTATTTTTTAGATGTCCTTTGTTTCTTGCTGCAACTAATCTTCCATCTCTCCATGAAATTGCAAGTGCCTGTCCATCTGTTTTTTCTCTTGTAAATTCTAATGTACCTTCTAAAGCACGATTTACGATATCTTTTAGTTGTCCAAAAGTTAAATTGATATCAGTATCAAATGGGTGTGCCATATGTCCATAAGCACCACCTTCTAAAAGAATATTTTCTGTAACTGGTTCATATCCTTTCTTCTTAGTATCCTTTTCTTTAGATTGATGTCCACCTTCTTTATCATCATCATCAAAATCAATAGTATCTGGTTCAGCCAATGAACCCATTGGTGCATACATTGAAGTATTATGGTGTTTATTAAAATCTTT